ATCAAATTGTTTCAAAGATGCCAGAAAGTTTTGACGAAGTTATTTATGGAATTGATTTTGGATACAATAATCCATCGGTGGTGCTTGAAATAGGGTTGAAAGATGATAATATATATATAACAAAAGAGTTGTATGAAACACGTTTAACAAATGAAGAATTAATCGAGAAGTTGAAATATTTTGTGAAAAACAAAAATGCTGAAATATATGCTGACAGTGCAGAGCCAGATCGAATAAAAGAAATAGAACGAGCAGGTTTTAATATCCGAGCTGCAAAGAAAGCAAAGCAAAAAGTTGCAAATGGAATAGACTTGCTAAAAAGAAAAAAGATTTATATACATGAGACTTGCACAAACACAATAAAAGAAATTCAATCGTACAAATGGAAAGAAAAGAAAGACGGAGAAATATTGGATGAGCCTGTCAAGTTTCTTGACCACGCAATGGACGCTATGAGATATGCTTGTGAGTATTTTATGGCTTACGATGAAACAGCAAGGAATATCAAGATAAAAATAAAAAGGAGCGTCTAATATGAATAGAGTTATATTCGAAAAACTAATGAAAGGTGAAGCATACGACGAGATATACAAAAATCTCCGTGGACTTTTGCCTCGTGTAAAACAAATTTACAATCCTGTGCCTGTTATCATTGATACAGATGTTTCTCTTATACGAAATTCGGTGAAAGTTAGAGCCGATGAAATCACTTCTCAAATAGACTGGAACTACATAAAATCAAGAATAATAAAAGAACAACTATACGATCGGGCTTTTGTTGACATAGAAATTGTAAACAGCAAGCCTGTTATTTTTATTTACTCATCGGATCAAATAGCTTGCGAATACGATTCTCAAGGAAATATAATCAATGCTAAAATAAATAGAGAAAGTCCGTTCGAGCATAAAGAGTATTTCATTGATGAAAACGATAAAAGATGGATGAGAATTGGAGAAGAGCAAGCTACACCGATACTTTATGAAAATATGATCTTCCCCATTTTTGAGATCTCCGGAAGAGATGAAGAAGGTGGAACGGAGACTATATCAAGAATTGAAAACTTGCCTGATTTGCTAGATCTCATAAACAAATACGAGGCGGATATGGAAGTTATATTCACAAAACACGCAGACGCTCCAACGTGGGGGCAAATGAAAATTCAAAGATCGGCGTCAGATATTGAAGACAACGAAATTGAACATTTGCAAGTTGAAGAAGGCGGAGAGATTAAATATTTGGAAATGCAAGGAAATGTAGTTAGTATTCTCAAAGATAAAATTGAAGAGCTTAAAAGCCAAGTTAAAGAGCAATATCCTGAGCTTAAAATACAGGAAGCAATTCAAGGAAGTGGAGAGAGTGGATATGCAATATCATTGAAATTATTGAGTTTAATTTCAATCATTGAATTGTATCGAGATAACTTCGCAAAAGGCATAAGAAAATTATTTAACTACATTCAAGAAATGTTGGGACTGCAAACTCACATAGAAGTTGAAGTATATGATATTATTCCTCAAAATCAGAAAGAAGAAATAACAGAAACGATAACTCTTTATCAAAGTGGATTAATTCCAAATGAGATAGCAATTGAGCAAATAGCTGAATTGAAGGGCTGGAGTGAAGAGCTATTGGCAAGAATAAAAGAATCATTGAGAAATGATATAGATGAGCTTGATATTCGCATGAGACAAGAAGTACAATAATAGGGAGTTTTAAAAAATGGATATAAAAAGAGAAAAAGAATTCATCGATGATTTTGAGAAGGCTTATACGAAATATGTTGAAATACCTATGATAAACGAAATTAGAAAATTAATCTTAGATAGCAGTTTTGAAGTTCGTGGAACGATTAATCCACAAGTTATATTTCCAAATGATTTTAGAAAAGAATTGACAAAGATAGCGGAGAGTTGGGAATTAGGCACAGAAAAATTGTTTTTAGATTATTTGAATGATGTTGATAAAGAAGTTTTAGACTCATTTCAAAGAGGATTAAAAAGACTACTTCCAAAGCAGTTTAGATATAAAAGAACGGAGTATAAGTTTAATTATAATCAATTGCTTAAAAAAGTTGGAGATAAATGGCAAAGTGCTATAACAGTAAATGAATTTGCTTCAAAGTGGTATACAAGAAAATATTATAACGATGGATTATCTTTGTCTGATAGAGTTTGGAAGTATGCGAACGAGTCGGCTCAAAAGATACAAAATCAAATAGCTTTAAATCTTAGATTAGGAAACTCGGCTTTGAATACTGCAAGGCAAATTCAAGAAGTAAATGAGCAAGTAATTAGAATTCCAAAATATTTACAAAAACAAATTGATTTATTAGATAATAAAAACTTAGCTTCAAATCTAATTGATAACTATGTAAAGAAAAAGCTTCATTATAATGCTATGCGTGTTGCAAGAACAGAGATAAACAATGCTTGGAAGGGAAGCTATAAAGAAAAGATGGATCAATTGGATTTTGTGGAAAATGTAAAGTGGAATTTGTCACGAAGTCATAAAGATCCATGCGTATGCGAAACTTATGCAAGACAAGATCTTTACGGATTGGGCTCCGGAGTATATCCGAAAAATGCAGTTCCACACAACGGATTATCGGCTCATCCGAACTGTTTATGCAATATAACAATGATACTTTCTCCTGTTAAAAAATGGATTGAAAGTGAATATAGAAAAAGTTAGGAGGTTGAAAAATGGATTTAAAATATGATTTGCAAATGTTTGCCGAGAATGAAAATAGTGAAAATGCAAATAAGGGAGATGATAATCAGAGTAAAACGGAAAATTCAAATGAGACAAGTAAAACAAGTATGAAAAAAGAGAAGAGATTTAGCAAAGATGAAGTTGAAAAGCTAATAAAAGAATATGAAGAAAAAAAGAAAGCAGAAGAAGAAAAACTAAAGAAAGAAAAAGAAGAGGAAGAGAAAATATTCAAAGAAAAAGAAAAAGAAGAAATAAAGAAATATTTTGAAGAAAAAAGGAAAGAATTAGAACAACAAAAAGAACAAGAATTATTTCAGGAAAGACTTAATCACAAAATCGAAGTTGTTGTATTGAAGAAGGGGCTCACAGAAGAACAAGCTGAGAAAGTGCTAAAATACTTGAAAAAAGATGAAATAAAAGATCTTGATGAAGTTGAGAAAAAAATTGATGAAGTTATAGAAGATTTCAATATATACTCAGAAAAAGACCAAGAAAATAAACAAAAAGCAAGTACAACTACGTATAGAACAAAAAACAATGAAGAGAAAAAAGAAACAATTGGAGAGAGACTGGCAAAAAAGAAACAAAAAACAAAAGAAACAGAAAATATCTTAAAAAAATACTTTAAGGGAGGTATTTGATAATGAGCTTTTATGCAGAAACAACTTATTTAAACACAAGGCAGATATTGCTATGCGATCACAAAGTAGCGATAAACGTTTTAGTATCTGATGATGGAGTTGTTGCAAATCCAGATGGAAAGAAAATAGTCCCAGCAGGCACTATAGTCGGAGGTAAAACACTACCAGTTTTAACAAATCGTGGTGAGGCTGTTGTAAAAAAGAACACTCAAAACGTTAATGGATCTGATGCTGAAGGTGTATTATTATATGATGTTGATGTAACTCACGGGGCTAACACTGGAGCTATGCTTATTCATGGATTTGTGTTATTAGAACGACTTCCAGAAGATCCGTGTGCAGATGCTATTGCTGCGTTGAAAGATATTACATTTGTAAAAGAAGCGAAGGAGGAGGTAATATAAGATGGCAACTATATTTGATTTAGTAACTCCGAGATATATAAAAGACTACTGGATAAATGCTGGATACGATAACGTTGACTATTTGGGATTTGCTTTATTTCCATCAGTTAAACAACTTGGATTAACTTTGGCATTTCTCAAAGGCAACTCTGGGCTTCCAGTATCTTTGAAAGCTTCAGCATTTGATTCAGAAGTTCCGTTAAGAGAAAGACAGGGCTTGACAAAGATTGAGAGTGAAATGCCGTTCTTCCGTGAAGGCTTGATGATTGGTGAAAAAGACAGGCAAGAACTTTTGAAAGTTTTGGAAACTGGAAATCAAGTTTTAATTGATGCCGTTGTCAATAAGATATACGATGATGCAACTTCTTTGTTGAGATCTGCATACGTTACAAAAGAAAGAATGATTATGCAGTTACTGGCTTATGGCGTTATAACAATGAACTTTCAGGGATCTCCGATAAGTTACAATTATAGCTTTGATACAAACCATAAACTTGTACTCACTACTGATTCGGTTGTATGGACAGACTTTGCGAACTCAAATCCGTTAGAAGATATAAGAACAATGCAAGATAAAGTTGAAGAAGACACTGGAGAAAGACCAACGAGAGCTATTTGTACTCAAAAAACATTCAACGATATTTTACGAAATGAGAAAATCAGAACTGCTTTATCGTCAATGCAATTGTATCCAAGTACAAATAACTTGTCTGAATTTATGCTGAACGAGCTCGGCTTATCCGTAGCTATTTATAACAAAAGACACGCTGGAGGCAAATTCTATCCTGATAACAGAATGACTTTGATACCTGAAGGAGATCTCGGAAACTTCTATTATGGAACTACTCCAGAAGAAGCCGATCTCATGGGCAAAGTCGATTCACAAGTTGAACTTGTTGATGAAGGCATAGCAATTTCAACGCAATACAAGAGAGAAAGCCCCATAAATGTAAAAACTATTGTATCCATGATTGGGCTCCCAAGTGCTGAAACAATGGACAAATGGGCAATAATAAGTTATTAGTGATTGGGGGACGATAAAGTCCCCTATATTGCTTTTTGGAGGTGAAATATGAAAGTTAAAGCAATAATGGGAACTAAATACAAAGATAAATATTATTTCACAAATCAAATTTTTGAAATAGATGATAAAGATTACAAAGCTATGAAAGATGTAGTTGAGAAAATAGAAGCTGAAGAAAAGGAACTTTCTGATTTAAGTTTAAAAGAATTGAAAGATTTAGCCAAAGTAAAGCATATAGAATATCCTTCTAATGTAAGAAAAAATGAGTTAATCGCTTTGTTGGAAGGTGCAAACGATGACAAATCTGGAAATGCTTAAAAATTTAGTACCTGATCCAAATAACGAGCTTTTTACAGATGAGCAGTACAAAGCTTTTTTATCAATAGGCAATTTAAACGCTGATGATTTATACGAAAATGATAAACAAACGGATCTCATGCTTTGCCTTGCTGATGTTTGCGATGCTATTGATAGAAAAAAGTATCAATTAGTACGTTCATACTCGAAGGGGCAAATATCAAGAACATTTCTTGAAACTGATTGGAAGGAACATGCAAGGAAAATTAGAATGCGATACAGGATAGTGAAATAAAATGAGAATTCTTAAAGTTTTTCAACAAAGTACACAAGAGCCATATTATGATGAAAATGGAAATCTTGTTATCCCTGAACCTGCAACGGTCGAGCTAACGTTTGAAATAGAGAACGAAAATTTTCAAAAAGCAAGTAGTGGAGAGTATATAAAAATAGAAGATACTGGAGAAATAATTCATGATTATTCAATTTTATTCGTAGAAAATCAAGCTTTATTTAATTACATGGAAGTTGGTAATACGATTAATGTTGATGGAAAGCAGTATAAAATAGTTAGAAAAAACTACGATCAAGAAGATCATAAAGAAGTGATACTCCTTGCCGTTCAATAAGAAAGTTGAATTGACAAAAATGCTTTTGAAGAGAAAAGATGAAGGATTGTTAGCTGTTTTGAATAGAATCGGCGTTGAAGCTGTAAACTGGGCAAGAGAGAACGGCAATTATACTGATCGAACAAGCAATTTAAGAAACTCAATTAATTATGCTATTTTCAAAGATGGAAAATTATACAATGACTTTGGCAATTTAACTTCTGAGCAAATATCATATATCACAAATGAAATCGAAATAGTAAATGGCTATACATTAGTAATTTACGCTGGAATGTACTACGGAGTATATGTAGAAGCTCGTGGATATGTTGTTTTAAGTGGATCTTTGCAAGCTTCTGAAACTTCAAAACTATTAGTAGAAGCGTTGGGAAATGCTGTGAGGCGATTATAATGATTGAGAATATGCTCGATGATGAGATTATCACTGGAATTTATCAACGTTTGAAAGATATAAACGATATAGTTGGATATGAAGATATACAGATTAGAAAGTATGAAACGACTGGAACTGGCGAAAGAATAGTAATTCTCAATAAAAACGTAGATAAGCCCATAAAAATACAGCATAACGACGTATGGCTGAATATCTACGTTCCACATCTAGTTTATAACAATCAAACTTATAGAAATTATCAACGATGCTTTGCAATTAAAAATCAAGTAAATCAATTGTTAGACGCTGGAATAGTTTTATCAAATGGAGTTTTCATCGATATTGATTTTACTGGGCAATTGTCAGATCCATTTGAAGATCCAGACAAGCCTGATGAGTTATGTTATGTATTGAAATACAAAGTATTAACAAATATAATTTAGAAAAAGGAGTGATTAAAAGTGGCAGGTAAAATATTGTTTAGGCCATTAAGAATGGAAGTTATAGAACCAGCAACAGATATAAACACGATATTGAAAGATACAGCTTGGGCAGCAGCTGAAGTCTGGGGACGTACACAGGGCGGTGTTACGTTATCTCAGCCAATCGAAACAACTGAAATAATAGCAGATGATTCAAGAGAGCCCGTTTACAAATATCGTGAAATAATTAGAAGCACTTTAACAGTGAATTTGTTAGAAGTTGATAAAGAAAAGCTCATGACGATATTCGGAGGAGAAACTGATACTGCTTCTGGCGGGTTTAAAGTCAACAGAAAGCCAGTTACTACGAGAAAAGCTGTGAGATTTACAACTCAAGATGTTACGACAGGTGCACTTGTGTATATAGTATTTCCAAATGTTGAGTTTACTTGCGAAGCTGATTTGGAACTTGCAGATTCCGAAACCGTCATTCCATTTACATTGGATATACTACACGATTCAAACGGATACAAATGGGGATACTACGAAGCTGCTTAATGAATAGGGGGATTTTCACATCCCCCATTATTCTTATTGACTAATCTTAGAAGGAGTCTAAACTATGGATTATGAAAGAGAGTTGAGAATAGATATAGATAAGATTCCTGTATCGGTCAATGCAATGTACCAACGAGCAAAATTAAGTTCTGGGAAGCAAGGCATGTTTATGTCAAAAAGAGCGAAAGAATATAAAGAATTATTGGCATGGAAAGCAAAAGAAGCAGTTTTACGAAATCATTGGAAACTTTTTAGAGAACAAAGATTCTTTTTTGTAGATCTATATTATACGTTTAAATCAAAGAAAAAATTTATAGATCCGAATAATTCTCACAAAATAGTTTTAGACGCATTGGAAGGAATAATATATGAAAACGATAAATGGGCTTAACAAGAGATATGGAAGCTAAATTTGCAAATAAAGAACATTTTACTATTATTATTCGAATTCCTTATATAGACTAAATTTGAACCTCTTTGTAAAATAAGCTATAAGCGATTTTCTTTTGAGTTTAATATAATTATATATGGACTTTGAATATGAGCCGTATATAACGAGGTGCAAATCCACTATTAATAAGCATTACAGAGATTTAGCAATTTTTATTAAAAAACATTATTTTTAAAACTATTATAAATAGTGGCTTTTAAAAGTTATAAGATATAAACGAATGATAAAGTTGATATAAAACAAGAATAATTATTTTTGGATAAAATTTAGGAGGTTAAAGAAATGAAAGGTGCTTTGCTAAAACAAATAGAAGAATACTTTGAGAAAGAAAACAACGCTGATATGCTCAATAAAGTTAAGCAGTTGGAAGAGTTGCTCAAGCCTGATCCTGTAAAAGTCTTATCAAACGCTCCTGAAGAAGTTATTATCGGGGATAAGAAATTTCAAATAAAAGAAGCTTCTTGGCTGATAAAAGCTTTAGTTACTGAGAAAGTTGCTAAGATAATGAACTTGCTAAATTACGATCCGAGCGATTACAAAAAATTCGATGAGGCTGTTTTAAATTTCTTGTATGGAGTCAAGAAAACTGATATGGTGGAAGTAACTAATTTATTCTGTGAAATTATTTATTTGCTAATCAATCAAAGACCTGTAAGAAAAAGCGAATTAGATAGATTTGATTTAGACAATCCGGATAAAGCTTTAGCAAAAGAACAGATAAGTCTTGATGATATAAAAATGAAATATACAGGCAAAGACTTTTTTAATTTAGCTTGGAAAGTACTGGATATGTCTGATTATATAAATTTTATACGTCCGCTAAAAGCGGCTCTAGAGATGAAAGATCTAACAGGGGAACTAAAAAAACAAACAAATTCTTCTATAAAGTGATGAAGAGCTATTGTCAAGCTTTTCAAATGTTGCCGTCAGAGTTTCTTACAAAAACAAATCCAGTTATGTTGGTTGCATATGGAGAAGTTTTCAATATTGATAACGAAGATGATGAGGAAATTCCACAAACTAAAGAAGATATAAAAAGCACGATGCAGTCAATTTTTGGGCCTATCAAAATGTAGGGAGCGAATAATATGGCAAAAATAGATACTCTTATTTATGAGCTTGGAATTGACGAAAAAGATTTTAAACGAGCTTTGGAAGCTGCTGAAATAAATTTTAAACAATTTCAAAAAACAGTAGAACAATCCGGAGACAAACTCAAAGTCGATGCCGATACTACTCCATTTCAAAAAAAATTACAAAGTGCTGAAAATCAATTCAAAACATTCACGAAAAATATAATAAAAATGGCTGGAAGTATAGTCTTCGGAGCTGGAATAACATCGCAAATTCAAGATGCTATAAGCTCTTTTGCAAGCTTTGAGGAAGCTATGAAGCAAGTTGCTACTTTGACAAATGCTTCTGATGAAGAATTGAGACAAATAGAAGATACACTTTTGGAAATAGCAAAAGCTGGAGATTTCTCAGCTACAGAATTGGCAAATGCTTTTTATCAAGCTCTTTCTGCAACTGGAGATCTAGCTGTAGCAATGGCAGTCTTACAAGAAGCTAACAAAGCTGCTATTGGCGGAAATGCCGATTTATTTCAATCCGTCGATGGATTGACTTCTATGTACAATGCTTGGAAACTTTCAATTGACGATTTGGCAAAAACGAATGATTTGCTTTTTACTGCTGTTAGATGGGGAAAAACAACAATCGATGAAATAGCTGGCAGTATAGGCAGAGTCGCTCCGTTAGCAGCTCAGGCTGGAGTAGGAATTGATGAAGTTTTGACAGCAGTTGCAGCTCTAACGTTACAAGGCTCTTCTACTGCTGAAGCTATGACTCAATTAAGAGGGATTTTTTCATCTATGATCAAACCTTCCGAACAAGCTAAGAAAATGGCTGAAGAGTTAGGAATACAATTTGACGTTACGGCTTTGAAATCGAAGGGATTGCAAGGAGTCTTGAATGATATAGCTGAAGCCACTGAAGGCGACTCCGAAAAAATGGCAATGCTTTTTGGAGAAGTTCAAGCTTTGAATGGAGTTCTAGCTCTCACAGGAAAAGGTGCCGAAGATTTTGCTGCTATATTAAGCGAAATGGAAGTTAGTGCAGGGGCAACTGATGAAGCCGTCGCAAAAATGGAGACAGGATTAAAAGATACATTAGATAGACTCACAGGGCTAATTGATGTTATGAAAATTGAAGCTGCGAGAGCTTTTGCTCCATTTCTGACAAACGTTGTGGAAATAGCAACTGGATTTTTTGAATGGATACAAAATATGTCAGATGCCGAAAAAGCTATTCTTGGAGTATCTGGAGCTTTGATTGTGATTATTCCGTTAGTGAAACAAATATATACTTGGATAACGCTTGCGAAAACGGTAACAATGGGCTGGGTTGGAGCTTTGCAAGCTATCGCTGGAGTTACAATCGCTGTAACTACGATAAAAGGCATATCCGATGAAATGAAAAAGCTTGAAGAAGCAACTACTGGGGCTAAAGACAGTGCAGAAGGATTTACTGATACTTTCAAATTTGACTCAAAAGCTGTATCAGACGTATCAAACGAAATGAGAGCTATAAGTTCAGAAATTGAAAGAGCAAGAAGAGAAGCAAAAAATTTAGATACTGCATTAAAAAATCTTCAAGGCGCTATTATCGATTATAACAGAGCTCTAGAAAATGGAACTGGGAACTTAGACGAATCCAAACAACGAATTGAAGATATACTCTATACTTATCCGTCGTTGCAAAAAGCTATTGAAATTGTTAATGGGCGATATACTATTCAACGAGAAGAACTGCAAAATATTTTGGAGTTAGAAAAACAGCGATTGGAAGCTCAATTAGAAGCATTGAAAAATAGAAGAGAAATGCTTGTTTGGCAAATGGAGTCGCAATATTACAGAGACCAAAGAAAAAACGTAGAAGAAAATCTAAAGATAACAGAAAAAGCTTTAGATGATTTGAAGAAGGATATTAATGAAGTAAATACTTCTTTCAATGAATTATTGCAACTTCCGGATAATTTATCTATTTTAGATATATTGGGGAAAGCGGCTCCAATGTTTGAACAGATGGAGTCTTTAGCTAAAAAGTGGGGCATAGATCTTGAAGATGTGATGAAAAAAGTTAAAAATGGAACTATTAGCATTGGAGAAGCAGTTAGAGTTTTTACTGACGAATTAATTCAAAAACAAATGGATTTAGAACAACAAATTTTTTCGGGCAAAGAGGCTCTGAATGAATTTGCAAGTCAAGAAGCAGAAATTAAATTATTAGAAATTGGAATTAGCGGATTAGAAAATAACATAAAATCATTAGAACAAACTACAAAAGATGTATCAGAAGCGGTTTATGAAACTGTGAAAGCAGAAAACGAACGAATTGAGCAATTGAAAAAAGATATTGAATATCAAAAAGAACTTGCAAAGAGATACGAATATAATGAAGAAAAACAAGCTCAAGCTTTGCAAGATTTAATCAAATTGACAGAAAATTTGAGAGATGAGCAAGTAAAACAGCTGAGAGAGCAGAATAAATCTATTGATGAACAAATAGATTTATACCAGTCTTTTGATCCAATTTTAGAAGATTACCAGAAACAGGTAGAAAATCTTGGAGTTGCAACAAAAAAATCTTTGAGAGAAATTGAAAAAGAAATTGAAGACACTCAAGCACTTTTAGATAGAGAAGAAATTTCCGAGCGCAGAGTTGACCTGCTGAATGAAATGATTTCACTGACAAAAAAAAGAATGGATTTAGAAATGGATTTAGCAACAACGCAAGAAGAAAGATTCCAAATATGGGAGCAATCACAAAACGCAATTGAAAAATTTGAAAACGATATAAAAGCTTTAACAGAAGAAGAAATTGTTCTAGAAAATCAACGAATAGAACAGCTCAAAGAGCGTATTGCTCTTATGGAAAGAAATAAACGAATTTATACGCAAGAAGAAGACCAGATTAATTATTTGAACGAAATAATATCGCTGAATCAGCAACTAAGAGAAGAGGAATTGAAGAATGCTGAATCATTAGAAGAACAAGGTGAAATATGGGATAAATATGAAAACATTTTAAAACCGCTAAGAAGTGAATTGCAAGAATTGAAAAAAGTTGAAGAGGCAGAAACGAAAAGCACGATAGATAGTATAAAAGCAGATATAGAAAAATGGGAGAGCAGGTTAAAAAATGCTGAGAGCATCGAAGATCAAATAGATGCAACAAACAATTTAATTTCTCTGACTCGACGATTGAAAGATGAAGAAGATAAAATAATAGAAGATTCGCAAAAATCTTTTGAAAATTGGCAAATGAGAAACGAGCAAATAAGAGAATATGAAAAACAATTGGAAAAGCTTCAACAACTTGAAGCAAGAAATATTGATACAATTAAAGAAGAAATAAAGGTTCAAGAACTTCTATTGTCTCAGGCCGAAACTGATAGGCAAAGAATTGACATATTAAATCAAATGATTGGTCTATATGGACGGTTAAGAAATGCCGAGATGAAAGCTGCTGAAAGTGAAGAAGCAGCAATAGCTATTTACTACGAATATGATGCTACGCTGAAAAGTTTAGAAGATACAATCGAAGAATTGACTGAAAGTACAATTGACAAAATAAAAGCTGATATAGAAGATTGGAACACAATGCTGAATAAAACAGAAAATATTGACAATCAAATAGAAGCTTTGAATAATTTAATTTCATTAACGGAGAAATTGAAAGATGAAGAAATGGATGCTGCAAAAAATAGAGAAGAAGCTTTTGCTATTTGGGAGCAAAGAAATGCAGAAATTAAAATATATCAAGATAGATTGGAAGCGTTATCTGAAGCACAATCAAAAAATATTGATAATATCGAGAAAGAAATAGAAACTCAGCAAAGATTGCTGGATCAAGCTACCTCAATTGAGAAAAGAATAGAACTTTTGAACAATCTTGTGAGGCTTTATGAACGACTACGAGATACTGAAATACTGGCTGCAAAGTCAACAGAAGAAGCCGATGCTATTTACTGGAGTTATGAAAACACAATAAATAATTTAAAGAATGAAATTGAAGAATTGTCAGATACTGAGATGCAAAGAATAAAAGCATTAGAATCGGAGTTTAAAAAAGCTGAAGGGGAAAGGAAGAAGCTAATAGCCGAAGAGTTGCAGTCTTATTATAAAAGACAGGCAAAACTAAACTTAATCGATGAAGCAGAATTTAATCGTTTGATAAGCAATGCAAATGAATATGAAAGTTATTTAAATAGTTTAGTTGGCATGGAAGGAACTTACATTGAGCAAGCTAAAGAATTGCTAAGCGTTTTAGATGAACATCCTGAAACGATGAAAGAATTAGAGACTCAAATAACAAAAATCAAAATAGCTTTAGAAGAGTTAAACAAGATTAGAAATGAAATGGCGAGCAAAGAACTCGATACTTCTGAAATAGACAGTTTTATAGAAGATTTGAATAACAAGCTTGAAGATACGCATAATAGAATAGCTAAAATCAATAAAGAACTTGAGGATTTAGTTAAAAGTCAATTAGAAAAGGGGCTACAAGAAGTTGGAGATTTGCTCGTGTCGATTGGGCAAGCATTAGGGCAAGATTGGAGTTTCTTTGCTGATATACTCAGGGAAATACCTGCTTATCTTGAACAGATTAGAATAGCTCAGGAATTGATGAATTTGTCAAATCCGATTGGCTGGATAGTTTTGGTTATTGATTTACTCGAAAGAGTTATTTCTCTTGTGAATATCTGGAATAGCGGCTCATTGAAATCGGAACAACTTTCAAGAGCCATAGCCGAGCAACAAAGAGAAATAAACGAATATGTGAGAGAAAGAATCGATTTAAATCGAGTAGAAGAAACGAGTTTGCAAAGAGTTTGGAATCAATATCAAAACAATCAAAAAACAGTTGCAGAAATAGAAAAAGCTGAAGATGAACTAACCAAAATGATGGAGAAAAGAAAGAAAGTTCTCCAGCAGGCAAAAGAAGAAGAAGACAAATGGGATTTTTTGTGGTGGGGCACAGATGAAAAAAGAGTAGAGCAACTTGAAAATGAAGCTGCCCAACTTGACAAAAAAATAGAAGAGCAAAAAAGAAAAATTGAAGAACTTAGAAATGAACTAATTACATCAGGAGAATTTGCCTCGGCACTTGGAGTTGGAGCTGAAGATATAGAAAGTGATATTATATCGGCTTTGGAAAATGCTCTTTCAGGAACGAATACATATGAGGATTTTGTAAGAAACTTCTCGGAAAGTATGGAAGAAAGTTTGAGAAACGCAATAATAAAAGCAATGGTGGCAAAAGCACTCCAACAACAGATTGATGCTCTTGTTCAAATGATTTCAGAAAGCTATTCTGACGCTGAACTCACACAGGAAGAGCTCGAAGCCATTCGTGCTATGTACGAAGCTTTGATTGCTCAATCCGAAAGCGTTTATGAAGACATAAAAGCTTTGGGATTTGATTTAGGAGAAACTGGCGGAGGGCAAGGAGAATATTCAGGAGCTGCAGAAATCTCGAGAACGATAACAGAAGAAACAGCAAATAGAATGATAGACTATCTTACAACGTTTCTTATACATTTGCAAAACATTGAAAGAAATACATATGAAACTGCAAATGTATTGAAAAATGGAATTATAAAAGTTAGCATACAAGAGTCAATCGGAATAACTATTGAGGAAATAAAACAAGCTCAAGGCATATAATAGAAAAGAGGTGAAATTATGTCAGGTTTGATATTTGATGGAATCGATTTGCATAGCTTGAATTTTTATGTAACGTCAGATAGTAGAAGTGCTGAATATGATGAGAAAATACTTGAAATTGATGGAATGAACGGAGCTATTTCTCTCAGCGAAAGATTAGTCTCAAGAAATATCACAGTTGAGGGCTTTGTGTTTGGTGAAAATACAAAAATAGCTGGCACAGTATCGGCAAAAAGCGGAAGTTATGAGCTAAATGGAGTTGGAACGAAATTCACAAATTTAAGAATTGGGAACGATTTAAAAATAAATGGCAAAGTTTATAAAATCGCTAAAATAGTATCCGATACAAAATTGGAAATCGAAGGAACTTTTGATATAACTTTCACAAATGCAAAAGCTTGGCTAAAAGATTATTCTGTGTGCATGAACAATTCAACAAAGTTATCGGAGTTAATCAGTACAGCAACAGCTAAAACTCCAAAAGAGCTATTTTTTCCTGACACAAGTAAGTCTATATTTGTGAAACGTGGAACTACTCCGTTTATTTCAAGCGTATTCTCTGGAGCGACTTTTAAAGCATCGGCACAGAAAATTACTCTAAACTTCATAGCTCACGATCCATATTTTTATGGAGAAGAGTGGGCTTTAAATGGGGCTGTTTTAAATACAAAAGTAATTGAAAGTGATGTATCATATCCGTTGATTACTCCGTTTATGTCTGAAGATATTAGCTCCATAGCTATTACGAGTGCTAATACAAACGATGAATGGAAACTGATTGATAGCAACGGATTTGTAATCATTGATACTCCATATGTAGCAAAAACAGATTTTATAATAAATAATTATGATGGCTTTGGAGGTGAAGGATTTGAATGGCTATTGTATATCGATGGAGTAGGAACTGGCTTTGCTTGGGAGTATACAAATCCAAGTACAACTCTGATGGAAGTAACTGAAGATTTAACTGAAAATCCTGCAACAAGTTTGAGCGTCGTCACTCATGGAGCTTTGGAAGGCTATTTTATTTGGGAAACTGAAAATATGAATACAAATTTGGAGGTGCAAAATGTTTGATTTCAGTAGAATAAAGTTTATTAGTGTAAACAAGATTACAGGTGCAAAAGTTGGTGAATACTCGAATACGTCAACGATAACGAGTGCCGATAACGATGTTGTAGATTATAAAGTAGAAATTCCACCAATTTATTACAAAGTGGCTTTGGAAGGCAACACTTGGAAAACATGGCTAAGCTGGGACTACAAAATTGGCTATGAACTCCATCCTGCTTTTATCTACAATGGGAAAGTTTGTAAAAGAAGATTGGGAGCTTTTGAAGGATATGTAGATATTGACAATAGATTACGTTCGATTCCTTTTGTTCAACCTACAACTTCGAAAACTATCGATTGGTTTAGAACTGCTGCAAAAAATAGAACTCCAAACGCTGGAACCTATTATGGATTGAAAAACGGATACGACTATGGACTACTCGGATTATTATTTGCTCTGAAATATGGGAATTTAAACTCGCAATCATCTCTTAGTCAAGGAATAACAAATTTAAATGATGGAACTGGCAATCATAGTCAGAATACTGGGCATACTTTGAGTTTAGGTTCTCAATCTGATGGGCAAGTTATACTAAGCACACTTGAAAATGGAGCTACTTTTCAAACAGGGCAAACTGCGACTTATCCGTTTAGATTCCTCTGGATAGAAAACTTGTGGGGAAACGTTTGGGAGTTTTTAGACGGATTTTTAAAGACTGCAGAAGGAATATACTTTGATATTGAAAACAATGTGACAACGCCCGCAAATATGAAAGAGTTTTATCCACGAGCTGATGTAACTGCTTATACTGAAGGATATATAAAATCAACGGATAAAAGAATTCCATGGGGGTTGATTCCTGAATATTCTTTCAATGGCTCATCATCAACTTATTTAACAGATTATACTGGGGTGTATGCGGGCACGTGTATCGCTCGTTCGGGCGCGGGTTGGCATGAAGGGTTGATGGCTGGGCTGTTTGCTATGAGTGTGGATGCTGCTCCGTCTGGTTCGCATCGGACTATCGGCTCTCGCCTTGCTTCTTATATTGAGATTTGACGGTATTTGCAAATCTCAATGAGTTTTTTGAATTGGAGGTGCAAAATGTTTGATTTCAGTAGAATAAAGTTTATTAGTGTAAACAAGATTACAGGTGCAAAAGTTGGTGAATACTCGAATACGTCAACGATAACGAGTGCCGATAACGATGTTGTAGAT